GGTGTTGATGTACGCCTGGAGTTGGCCGAAATCATCCAGGATCTGGCGCGTTGCCGGAATCCAGTGCGCGATAGTACGCACCGGAGCCGATGCGATGGTAAACGTCAGCGCGGACTCAACCTTGCTTGACGCCTCCGTCTGCGGCGATGCCGCGTTCGTAAAAGCGTTTTCCTTCACGTACTCAATGGCGTTGGCCGTGGTGGGGAAGCGCGGCAGCAGATCGCGAACCCGCAGGCGCCTCACTCCCGGCTTGACGATGTCCCCGACCCGCTGCGGCATCAGGATACCAGGCGTGGAGTTGCCGATTGCCGTTGTGTCGATGGTAGTTTTGGTGGACGGCTCGAACAGGTTTTTGTACTCGACCGAGAACCCGCCTTTGTGCCAGCCCCGCTTCGAGAACGCTTTCCATTCGGCGTGCTCGATGAACGCTTCCCCGATGCTCTTCGCGAGTACCAAGTCTCCGTCGCCACCGAGAGGCCGCTTTACCAGCGCTTCCACTTCATCGAGGCGTAGGATTGCTTTCGATAGCGCCTCTTTGGTTTCTGGGTCCGAGTACCCTTTCTTGGTGTACTCCGTTTCCTGTTGCGCCATGCGGGTTTTGAGTTCCGTCACGGCGGCCATAATTTCCGTTTTCAATCCAATCAGTTGCTCGTCGAGTTGATTCATAACTTCTCCTTCCGCCTCGCGGCGGTAGTTCTGCGTTTGGATTTTAACTACTGCGCCGTCATGGCGAGGACTACTTCCGTTTTGAATGCATCGAGAACGGTGGGAGTGAAAGCGACTTCAGCTTTTTCGTCTTCAGCATCGAGCATCATCTGCAAAATACCTTTTGCCTTGCCGTGCATGACAACCATTTCGTCGTGCATGCCTATTGCGTCTGTGATGATCTTTCGCGAAGCCGCGCTAATCCGCCGGCCCTCTTTCGCTTCGCCGTTTACTGCTGCTGCTGGCTTATCTTCCAGCATCTCGACGGTGCTCATCAGCAGCGTTTCTTCTTTGACCGTGGTTATTACCGCCAACGGATTCATCGGGAAGGTGACTACGCTGCCCTCCATGAGTTCAAGCTCCTGGAGATGCCTCACGACGCCTTGCACCGAATCCTTGACCGTGTTGTACCCGATACTGAGTCCCTTCACGATCCGCTTTTTCGTGAGCGAGTATGCTTCCCGCGCCCTCTGAACATCCAGATCGAAGATACCCTTGACCTGGAGTCCGATCGGCGTATCGCGAATTTCCATCAACCCAATCGGCTCTTTGCGGTCATGCTGCCAGAGCATCGGCACAGTCCCGTTGTTAGCCGCGATTGTCTTGGTAAACGCGCCCGGTTCGACGACGTCCGCGCCGCGGTCCACGTTGCCATACACGGAAAGCAGCCCGGTGAATGTCCCATCCTCGGCCACTTCTTTTATGTCAAATGCGAAGTTTTGTTTTTGCATCGTCAGAGTCCTTTTACGCGCCGCAGTTTTGCTGGTTCCGCCGACGGCGGTTTGACTACATCCCGTTCGATGGCATCGGCGGCCCCGTCCAGCGGCTGCATATTGAGTTGTATAAAGTGCTCATCGCCACCCTGCACAGGGTTGAAATTCAGAAACGCTCGTACTTCATTGACGGAGAGCACGGCCTTTTCGAGCATCCTCGCAAAGCCGTCCGTTTGCGTTTTGAAGTCTCCACGCAGCAGCCCCTCAATCGAGTGCTCCGCGAATATAGTCTTCCTTTCCTCCGCCGGAATCAGACATCGACTGATCGCCTGCTCCCATCGCACCAGCCACGGTCTCAGTGTCTCCGTGTAGTACTGAATATTCTGCTGCTCGATATTGCTGAACGTCGCGCGAGACAACTCGCCAAGCTTATGCGGTGGCATTCTCCACAGCCGGCAGATTTCGGCTATCTGAAATGTTCGCTGTTCGACCAGTTGGGCGTCGGTATTGGTCTGGCCAATTATATTCGCCTTCATCCCCTCTTGCGTCACGGCGACATCGTGAGAAGACACAGCATCGCGCCATGCTTTTTTCACATTGGCGATACCCTCAGGGCCGAGCGTTTCAGGATGCTCCAAAATGATTCCGGGCGTCCGATCGAACTGGAAAAACTTTCTTGCGTAATCCGCTTGATCGAGCGTTAATCCGATGGTGGATTGCGCCACCTGCAAGAGGTTCGCGCCGGCTGATCCGTCCAGCCCGAATCCTCGAACGTGAAGGATATCTTCTCGCTGATACTGCTTTTCTACGCCGCGCTCATTCACCCGGTAGAACAAAACGCCGCGCTCCGTGCGGTCCATCTTCACGTCGTATGGCATCAACTGCCAAAGCGCCAGGATCGTTCCATCACCACGTCGTACGATTCGCGCGTAGCCGTTGCCTGTGAGCGCCGCATGCGCCGTCAGCGCCTCCCGGAACTCCATCGCCGTCGTTTCCGGGTTAGGCGAATCGTGCAACAGATCGTAGAGCGGATGATCTGTCGCGGCCACCCGGCCATTCTCACCTTTGCGCCGATAGACGAATAACGGCAGCGATCCGGTATCCTCACCGAGGATCTTGATAATCCCGTAGATCGCGGTCGATTGCAGCGCCCGGTCCTGACTCACATTGCCGTAACCATACTCGGCGGCGAGACGGTAGTACCCGTTTTCTTTTAGCCAAGCTGCACTGACGTTGTCCGTCGTAGTGAAACTACCGACAACGTTCTTAACGCGGGCGATTGTACGCTGGAGGAAATTCATTACATCATCGCCGTGGCGGGATTCTCGTACACCGATACCTTCTTTTGCGCCACAATCACCTGACTCATAGCGTCTGCGATTGCCGAAATGCCGTCAATCCGGCTGGTTCCCTTCTCCCGATCCGGCTTGACGAACATGATATTGTCGCGGCCATCAGTAGTCGTGCAGGCACACCCAGCCTGCCATCGGAGTACAGGGTTTCCACCGTGATGGAGAGCGCCACGCACTACCAACTCCACAACTTTTTTTGTCGGCTCGTTAAGCCTTGCATAGCCTTGCTTGATCTCAACGCACTTGAACCCGTCTTCGATCATCGGAGAGGAGATTTGCCGCGAATTCCACGGGTCAAAGCACACCTCGCGTAAATCGAACATCGACCGTGCCCAATCGAGTCGAGCGCGAACATCACGATAGTCAATCACGTCACCAGTGACCAGCTCCAGAAATCCGTTTTCCGCCCATGCTGACAACGGAACGCCCAGCTTCAGTTCAAGCCGTCGAAGCTTTCCATCAGGCAGCCAAAAGAATGGCAGGACATCGTACGTATCCTCTTGCTCGCACGGAAAAACGAATACGACCGAACTTGTATCCGTGGTCATCGAGAGATCAACCCCGGCCCAGCATCGGCGCTCGATGAAGTGCGCCAGCAGGTCGTGTGGAAGCGATCTAACGAGATCCTCTGGCCGCTTCTCCAGAAGCCCACGCGCCACCCACGGCCCTGCGCTGGCGTCCCACTTCACCATGTCGATGGCGCGATCTTCTTTTTGGTCCCAGATGTTCAAGAAGTATCGCTTGAAGCTGGTCAGGTCGCCTTCGGCGACTGCCGATTCGTACTCCCTGCGAATCTTTTCCTTGTCGAGGAAGCCGCCGTTCTCCAGCAGGCTCGGATTCGCTTTGATCCACGTTGCCGGGAGCGCGGGATCGTCCGTCTTCTCGGCGCCGTAGATCCGGCCGTAGAACCGCGCGTCACTGACAATGCCTTCCTCAATCTTCCGTGTCTTCTCATGCAGCTTCCACGCAAGCGGCGATTCTTCCTGGACTCCAGCGGTCGTAATTGCGACGATAAGCGTCTGCTTGCGCGTGATACCGCCCTTCGACAGCACGTCCCAATTCTCGAGCTGCTTGCGCGTCTTCCAACGGTGAACCTCATCGGCTACCGTGAATGACGGATTCACTCCATCTCCGAAGTCCCCATCCGCCGCTACGGCGGCATAAAAAGAATCAGGGTCGTTGCGCTTCACAATGCGATTCGTCCCCCGCATGAGACGCAGCTGCTTCTTCAACAGCGGAGACTGCTCGACCATCTTGCAAACGGCGCGATAGACATTCATCGCTTGCCTCGTAGCAGAAGCGGCGCCGTACACCTGACATCCCGGCGTGGTAGTGGTCATCAAGACCAGCAGCACGATTCCGGCGGCAAACTCCGTTTTTCCACTTTTTTTCACCACTTCGAGATATACCTGTTCAACTATGCGATTACCGTCTTCGTCAACGTTGCCAAAAATTTGAACGAGCGCTTCTTCTTCCCACGGACACAGGAGAAACGGCTTGCCGTACCACTCATCCATCGTGTGCTTGAGGACGCCCTCGAAAAAATTACAAGCGGCATTTGCGTGTTGCTCAGAGTACGGCACTGTGCTTTACAATGATGACTTTAAGCGTGGTATAATCCTACACTGACAGTCCGGCGGTTTGTTGCCGCATGAGCACCAGGTGCTCATAACCCGTTCCTTTCACTGCACGATGGCTCTAGATGCCCTTGGTCTCGTGAGTATCTCCATCAAATCCTCTGTCTCCGATGTGTCCACCGACAATCGCGTCCGGCTCACCGGAGACAAACCGAACTCGCCGCAAAACGATCTCATTAACGACCACGCCACGTTTGCCTGAACGCACGCCGGGTGAGTCTTTACGTCAATCACAACGAGATCGCCGGTTTTCTTGTCCACGGCGCGTTTTGCAATAAACCGGCCCTGCTGCGCGATCAATTCCTCACACTCGCGAGCTGCCGCATACGCCACGCATGCACCTTCCAGCATCATCGCGTCAGGTCGCTTGTCTAGATTCATGTCAGCCAGCTCGGCAGCCCAGAACCCCCACGCTGCGCGAGCGCGGCCATTCAGGTAGCTCGGGCAGTCAGGAAGTCCACGTGTAGCGCTCGGCTCCGATGCAAGCTTCTCAGCCAGCTTGCGCTTGCCGATCTTGCGCGGGTCACCCTGAGCGACCTGCACGGCGGTGGGACTGCGGCGGCCCCTCATTGCTTGCCTATCACTTGACGCCACTCCATGCGCCTTTTCGGCTTTTTATCATTCTCGATGAGAAACATACAGTTCAAATCTTCGTAGCGCGGGACGTTTCGGCTCAACCCCCAGCCGAAGCCGCCCGCTTGATTCCAAAAGCGCCCAGGG